CTTTGGCGGCAGAACGCTTGAGAAGATCATTGATATGAAGGCCAAGAAATGAAAGAGAACTTCGACGAAGCCCTTAAAGCCATCCTGAAGCACGAGGGCGGTTTCGTAAACCACCCGAAAGACCCCGGCGGCATGACGAACCTTGGCGTGACCAAGAAAGTCTGGGAAGAGTGGGTAGGCCACGCTGTTGACGAAAAGGCAATGAGGGCACTGACCCCCGAGGTAGTTGGCCCGATGTACAAGAAGAAGTACTGGGATGCGGTCAAAGCTGACGAGATGCCTGATGGTCTGGACTATCTGATGTTTGACTTTGCGGTCAACGCTGGCCCCGGTCGTGCAATCAAGACCATGCAGAAAGCCATCGGTACTACCCCGGATGGTGCTATCGGCCCCAAGACTATGGCTGCACTAAAAGCTGCCAATCAGAGCGAATTAGTGGCAAAATTCAGTGCAGAAAAGGAAGCGTTTTACCGCAGTCTGCCTACGTTTGCGACGTTCGGTAAAGGATGGCTGCGCCGGGTGGCAGAAGCCAAGACCCACGCTGAATCCATGCTGGCTTAATAAGGAAAGACCATGCCAAGTACATACTCCCCCGATCTACGGATCGAGCTTATTGCCAACGGTGAAAAGTCCGGTACGTGGGGCACCATCACCAACGACAACCTCGGGGTGATTATCGAGGATGCAATCTCTGGCTTGGCATCGGTATCCATCACAAGCGCAAACCAAGCGTTGACTGCTCAAAACGGTGCGGTAGACCAAGCCCGCTGCGCTGCGGTGGCGCTGACAACGGTTACAACAGCCAACTTCAACGTCTACGTTCCACCGGTCACAAAGCTCTACGTCATCATCAACCTGTCTGGCTATACGGCCACAATCTACTGCTCAACCGTTCTGGGTAATACCACGGCAGCGGGTACAGGCGTGGCAATCCCTACGGGCAAAAGTGTCTTGCTCCGCGCTGATGGCACCAATGTGACAGAGCAACTGAATCACATCACGGGTAGTCTGTCGATTGGCGGTGCGCTGGCTGTTACAGGCGCGGTAACCGGAGCTAGTTTTGCTGGCCCTCTGACAGGTAATGTTACAGGTAACGTCACAGGTAATGTGGTGGGTAATCTGACAGGCAATGTGGCAGCGGGTGCGGGTACTATTGCAACAACCAACTTCACCTTTACCGAAGTGGGTGGGGTGTTGTACCTAAAGAATGGCGCAACGAACATCCTGAAGATTGACTCGCTGGGCAACGTCACTGCTCTGGCTAACCTGACCGCTTACGGCACGGTGTAAATATGGCACTGCCCGCTTCTGGTCCACTGGCGTTTACCAATATCCAGACTGAGTTTGGAGGCACGAACCCGATTGGCTTGAACGAGTATTACCGGGGTGGTGCGTATGTGCCTGTAAGTTCTAACACGACTACCATTCCGTCGTCCGGCACGATTGCGGCAAACAACTTCTACGGCACAGCCAAGCGAGTTGATGTACCGCTGACCATCGGCTCCCCCACATACAACTACGACGTATATACCCAAGCTTCTGCTAATCCTAGTTATGTGGCAGGCATTTCGAATGTGACACTTACCGTGTCCCCCGGTGTTACGGTAGGCAGTACTTCCACAGGCGCATACGCCATGTTGGTGCCAAGTTCATTTAGCCCCGGCGATACAGTAATCCTCACCAATAATGGCGTCATCCAAGGTATGGGCGGGGATGGCGGTCCGGGTCAGTTTGGTGCCACTAATGGTAACCCCGGTGGAGGCGGTGGAAATGCCCTGTATGTAAACCGTCCAACGACTATTCAAAACAACGGCGTACTTGCCGGTGGGGGTGGTGGAGGTGGCGCTGGGGCAGGAAATACGCCAAATAAAGGTCCTTCTTCATGGGGCGGTGGTGGAGGTGGTGGCGCTGGATACAATGGTGGTAACGGTGGCGGTGGCGGTGTTCCGGGAGGTGGTGGAAGTAGCAGTTCAGGTGGCGGAGGTGGTGGTGGTGTCCCCGGTCCCGGTGGTCCCGGTGGTGGGCGCGGTGCAGCAGGTAGTTCGGGCAGTCCGGTAAGCGGCGCAAACCCACGTTCAGGCGGTCCGGGCGGCGCGGCTGGTTACTACATCATCGGCAATCCGTTTGTGACATGGGCGGCAACAGGCACACGAGAAGGGCCAGCGGGGTGATATGGACAAGGTAAGAATGAAGATTAGTGGGTACGATGAGATCAGCCATTCACTGCTGGTCTCTTTTGCGTCTGACACAACCAAAAGCCAAGACCCTGCTGACTACCCAGTTTATGCTTTTCAGCCGCTGACTATGTGGCCGGATGTAACTGACCCCAACGAGATCAAGCGACGCATTGCTATGGCGGGTATGCACCATGCCCAGATGCAGGAAGCCAAAGAAAAGTTTGTTGCTGACCCACAGCGAGTAAACGCGTTCAAAGCTATGGTAGGTCAGACACAGGAATTTACTGTCAATGAGTTGACCGTCGTGGCGCACGAAACGCCATTTCAGGTGGTCTGATGAGACGCAAACCCTTCGCTGCCTTTGGGCGCGTTCTGTACGCCAACTACTACGACAAGGGTGATGTGGTCGAGGTACAGACTCATGCGGATAGCAGGATTGTGCTGTTCTTTAGCGAGGGCGACTTCACGGCGCGGGACAAGCAGACTGGCGAAACGGTGCTGCAATGTGATGCTGGTTGGTTCTCTTACGGCGACCATCAAGATAAGTTGCTGATGTGTACGGCCAACGAGCCGACAGTGTGCTGGTGCTACGATCCTGAGATTAACCAAGACTATGTGCCGCCCATCAGCACGTTCATGATGAAGCAAGGGCAGACGATGGTCATGGACTCCAACACAACGCTGTTCTTGTGCAGGGGGACGCTGTTGGTCAACGAACGTCAATACATGGGGCCATACCAGCTTGCGGTTAGAACGAATGGCAATAACGTCACTGCGGTGACCGATGTTTACGGGCTACTGTTCCGATGAGACATGCAACGAAGCTGCCGATCAGTATTGATCTGTCCCCATTTCGGGAAGAGCTTCTTGCGCCCCATCAAAAGTATTACCGCGTACAGAAGTACGCCCGCAATCTGGACGGTACCTCCATCCCTTATACCGAGACGCTGAGGGTGTTGAATGAAGCAGAATTCGTGGCGCAGTTGCCAGAGGCATTGGTTGCTGTCGAGTGGCCCAGTGTGTTCATGCTTGAACTCCCTGCCTTGGATGCGCAAGACCCAGTGCTACCTGCACACGTAGACATCAACAAGACCTGCGGCATCAACGTCTACATGGACACCCACGGCGAGGTAACTAAGTTTTATAGGTGGGGGAGGGACAGCCGACAGTCTGAGTACGTTGAGGAGTTCTGTGCCGACACAGGAGATGTGTGGCTGATGGATACGTCGGTGCCGCACTCGGTGGATATGGTGCCTAATAAGTCGCGCAGGATGCTGACGTTCTCCTTTACCCAGATGAAGTATGCGGAGGTGCTCTCATGCTTCGCAACCAGATAATCCGCGACGTAAAGGCAGATAACGGTAGGAGGCTCACGGTCTATGACAACGTGCTGGACTTTGAGTACAGGAATCAGATTTACAAGTTTGCGCAAAATTCACTGTTTCAGATTGGCTGGGCGGACGGGTGCATAGCAGAGAACATGAAGCATCAGTTCCTGCATTCCGTGTATACGGATGAAGATTTAGATAGACTTGGGTTAGTTAGCAGGCTGGAGCAAACGCCAGTTGGGCAGGAGATGGTGGGGTACAAACGCAATAAGTGCATCTTAAATCTTTCTACCCCGGCAGACGCCAACTTCGTGCATTCACACCCAGAGGACAAGGTAATCCTGTACTACGTGAATCTGGAGTGGCGGGACGGCTGGCACGGTGAGACACTGTTTTTTGACGAAGCCTGTAAAGACATTGTGTATGCAAGCCCGTACACGCCGGGCAGGGTGATTGCGTTTGATGCCAAGATTCCACACACCATCAGGCCGCAGTCTCACTTGGCGTCGTTCTATCGGTTTACCTTGGCGCTTGTGTACACAAAATGCTAGTCGTATTGGATGACGTACTGGATGAGGAACGGCGGTTGGCAGTAGTCGGGTTCTTTTCTCAGAGCGATGAAGCAAGAGCCATGAAGTGGGAGCGGGGCGGCGTGGATAAACTGCGGGGGAATAAGTCACCCATGGCGATGCTCTTGAATCAGGCATCTCGGTTCTTTGACTTGTCGGACATGATAGGCAGTGAGTACTGGGCGCACTACGGCACCCGCCCTGATTGGCATGTTGATAAGGACGAGAAGCTGTACCAGATGTCTGGCAATACGGAGTGCCCAATTTGCAGTGTGGTGTACTACGCCGACATCGATGCAGTTGGCGGTAACTTTGTGACGGAGACAGTGACAGTGAAGCCAGTGACAAACAGAATGATTGTGTTCTCCCCCGGCTTGGTGCATGGGGTAGAGAAGTTCACAGGCACCCGGCTGTCAGTGGCAGTCAATCCGTGGGCAAAAAAACCTTTGGGATACAGATGATTTTAGCGATACCACCACGCATGAACTATGGTCAGGAGGAGCTTGCCTTCTGGGATGGCTTTCTGACAGATGACGAGATTAACTTCATCCTTGCCCAACCTGAATGGGTACAGACTGAAACAGGCTGCGTTGGTGGGATGGATGGCGCAGTGGTGGACTCCAATATCAGAGAAACCAAGGTGGGCTGGATCGGTGCCAAGCCGGAGATGGAGGCGCTCTGGAATAAGCTGGCAGGGGTGGTGGCCGAGGTCAACCGCCGGTACTTTAAGTTCGACCTGACCGGGTTTCATGAGCCAATGCAGCTTGGTATTTACAAGGCCGAGGAGGGCGGGCACTATAGTTGGCATACGGACTCTTGTTCTCAGGATGTGGGGGTGCCGCGCAAGTTATCCATAGCCATATTGTTGTCCGCCCCGGATGAGTTTGAAGGCGGCGAGTTTCAAGTCAAGACCACCAACGATGAAGCAAAAACGCTGGAGGTCAAGCGCGGCAGGGCGTGGTTCTTTCCGTCCTACACGCTGCATCGGGTAGCCCCTGTGACTAAAGGGGTGCGTCGGTCGTTGGTGTTATGGGTCGGTGGCCCACCGTTTAAATAGGTCAACTATGCCATTACAGAAACTACAGTTCAGACCCGGCGTAAACCGCGAAGGTACAACGCTCTCCAATGAGGGCGGTTGGTACGACTGCGACAAGGTTCGCTTCCGCTCCGGCTACCCTGAGAAGATCGGCGGCTGGGCTGCGCTGTCCTACAACACCTTTCTTGGTGTGTGCCGGTCTCTGTGGAATTGGGTAACCCTGCGGCAGTACAACCTGTTGGGGGTAGGCACGAACCTAAAGTTTTATGTGGAAGACGGTGGTGATTACTACGACATCACGCCAATACGCGAGACCAACAGCAACAGTACCTCTCCCGGTTCTATTACGCTAACTGCCAGTGGCACAACCTTGACGGTCTCTGACAGTAACGCAGACAGTTTGCAGGTAAATGATTTTGTCACCATAAGCGGCGCAAACACAATTGGCGGCGTGAATGTCAATGGTGAATATCAAATCGTAACTGTCCCTACAGGCACTTCTTATACAGTAACGCTGGCGACGGCGGCGACAGGCTCTGTGTCTAACTCGGGTATTACGATTGCC